GATTATAATTTAAATCACGTATTTGTACCTGTAAAAAATTTATTAGGTATGTTTGATACTTACGTTTATACTAAACATACTTTTGATCCGGCACCAAGATTAATGCAAGAGTGTCGTTTCTTTGGAATGAATTTTATATATGCAAGAGATAAAAATATTAAAGACGGAGGACCTGTTTACTATAAAAGGCCTGCTAACTGTCTTACTGATCCTGTTAATAAACCAAATATAGAAGTAATTATAAAGGCAATGAATGACCTATTTTAAAACTAGAACAACAATAAATGTAGACTCTTCTCATAGATGTCCTTTAGAATGTCCTAATTGCCAAAGACAAACTGCTTTTACATTTAGAGGTAAAGTGGTTCATGGCCGTGATTTAAAAATGGATGAAATAGAAAAATTAGCAAAACATTTTAAGTCTTTTGATTTCTGTGGACAATTATCTGATCCAATACATCACCCTAAATTTCCTACAATATTAAATAGATTACATGAACTTGAAATACCGGAAGTTTTAGTACACAATGCCTCTACAGCAAAACCTATGGCATGGTACATTAAATCTTGGAAAGCAAATCCAAATGCTTTGTGGACTTTTGCGTGTGACGGTTTACCTAAAGATAGTCACAAGTATAGGAAAAATCAAAACGGGGAAAAAATGTTTGAAATAATGAAAGAGTCAATTAAACATTTAAATACAATACCAATATGGCAGTTTATAATATTTAATTATAATGAAAATGATATAGAAGAAGCTAAGATTATGGCTAATAGTAATGGAATAGATTTTCTGTTAACACAATCTTCCAGATGGAAAGATAGAGACGGAAAACCAGACCCATTGTTACCAACAGGAAAATATAAACCAGTATTAAAAAATAAATTACCAGGCAGGAGATTATATGAAGAATATTAAATTGAGACCTCGCTGTCTTCCTAATCCAGATGATCCAAATTATATAGAAATGCCTGTAGCAATAAACAATAGAGGTTATTTGTTACCTTGTTGTTGGTGTGATGAAAGAGTTGTGACTAATAGTGAAAAGTTTAAAAAAATATATGACGTAAGTAAACTTGAAAACTTTGATACAGTTGAACAATTAATGGATCAACCAGAATGGAAAGAATTTGAAAATGATTTAATCAGAGCTAGAGACGTAGGAGATAATCTAGAAAAAATAAATGGTGTCTGTATTCATCACTGTAAAACAAGAGAAGAAGCAGATAAGATAAAAGTAGAAACAACATTTAGAGACGGAAAAGAATTAAAGAAAGAAACGAAATAATGGTATTCAGTATTAGCAGTCATCAAATATATCGTTTTCCTTGTATAGGTGTTTGTAGTATTGATGTAAATAGTGGTTACTGTTTAGGTTGTAGTCGTACTGAAAAAGAAGTGTACAAATGGGAAGATACAAACACAACCGATGAATGGAAAAAGAAAAACGAAGAAGAATTAAAAAATAGATAAAATAATGGAGAGATATTTTAAAAAAAGACGTAGGTTAAATTTAGATGTGACCCATAGATGTCCTCTTGAATGTCCTAACTGTCAAAGACAAACATCGTTTACCAATGATGGTTTGGTACCTCATGGACGTGATCTAACGTTAGATGAATTAGATATGATAGCAAAACATTTTATAGATATTGGTTTTTGTGGACAGTTATCGGATCCAGTACATCACCCTAAATTTAATGAAATAATGAAAATGCTTAAAGATGTGCCAGAGGTTTTTGTTCATAATGCAGCTACAGCTAAACCTATATCTTGGTATATTAAATCTTGGCAGGCAAATCCAAAAGCAGTTTGGATATTTGCTTGTGATGGTCTTCCTAAAGACAGCCATAAATATAGGAAGAATCAAGATGGTATTAAAATGTTTGAGATAATGAAAGAGGCCAAAAAACACTTATTGAGTACACCAGTGTGGCAATATATTAGATTTAAATATAATGAAAACGATATTGAAACAGCAAAGAAAATGGCCGAAGATGAAGGATTAAGTTTTATACAAATAGAATCTTCAAGGTGGTTGGGTGATGATGATCCTTTTAAACCTACAAACTCATTAAAATCAAAGGCGGCTGTTTATAAAGGTACAACTAAATGAAATTAAAACCTAAATGTTTACCTGATCCAGATAACAAAGACTTTCAACCTATGCCTTTGGCAATAGATAATAGAGGTCATTTAATACCTTGTTGTTGGTGCGATCACCCTAAAACAACAAAGGCTGAGTTATATAAACCTCTTTATAAAGTTAGTAAGCTTAAAGATTATAATAGTATAGATGAAATACTTGATACAAAAGAATGGAAACAATTTGAAGATGATCTAGTCCAAGCTAGAGATATAGGAGACAACATAAATAGAATTAACCAAACTTGTCTCTTTCATTGTAAGGCAAGAAAGTCAGATGACAATATAAAAATTGAAACTTATTATGAAAAAGGTAAAGAAGTAGCGAAGGATATTAAATAATGGACGCATGGCATAAAGAATATGAATGGAACAAAGATGAATATATTAAACTCTTTGATGAAGCAATGCAAGAAAAACAGGAACAAAATATAGAGTTCCTAGAAAAAACAATAACAAACACAATTGGAAGAAAATATGCTGTTGCTTGTCAAAACGGTACAGACGCCTTAATGTTTTCTTTAATAACATTAGGAATAAAACCAGGTGATGAAGTAATAACAACAAACTTTTCTTGGATATCAACAGCGTCTTGTATATCTATGGTAGGTGCTAAACCTGTGTTTTGTGATATTGATTTAAAAAACTATCATATGACATTAGATAGTATAAAAAGAATGTATCAACCTGAAGTAAAAGCAATTGTTTATCCTCATTTATTTGGCAACATGTCTAATATAACAGATATATTAGAATTTTGTAAAGAGAAAAATATATTTTTTATTGAAGACGCAGCTCAAGCCATAGGATCAAGTATCAATGGTGTAAAAGCAGGTACACTAGGAGATTTCAGTACTATAAGTTTCAATGCAAACAAAACTATTGGTGGTATCGCTGGTGGAGGAGTTGTACTAACAGATAACAAAGAACATGCCGATACAATAATAAAATTAAGAAAACATGGTAACCACGAAATGTTAGGATACAATTCTAAAATGTTATTTTTTAATGCCAAGTTTATTGATTATAGATTAAAAAAATTAAATGTATATGTAGAAAGAAAACAAATCGTAGCAAAACTATATGATAATCATTTACAAGATTACGTACAGGTACAAAAAACTACAAATGGAGTTAATCATACTTATCACAAATATATTATAAGGTTTGAAGATAAAGAAACAAGAAATAGAGTAAAGAAAAGAATAAATGCAAATGTTCATTATGAAAAACCTCTTTCAGAAAGACCTATGTACAAGAGTATAGATCATAGAAGTGATAATTGTATTAATTGTAAAACAACCGGTGATACAATTTTAACCTTACCAATTGACCCATACTTAACAAAAGAAGAAATAGATAAAACGTGTAATACAATATTAGCCTCATTATGATAGAAATAATAGCAAGTCCAGATTTAGATAAAATTAGTTATATTGACAGTAACGAAAATCCTGTTCCTATAACAGATCAAAATCTTATCAAGACTTGTCAAATGATGAAAAGAATATTAGGCACTAGTGATATATTTGATGAGAAATTAATTAATGAATATAATGAACCAGTGTATGAATATATTGTTGAGAAAACTTATATAATGCCAGAGTATGATTATGGTCCAGTATATTTTAAAGATAAACCAAAACAAAAAATGAAGATTGCATTTAATAAATTATTTTATGAAAAAATTAATAGTTAGTGGAGATAGTTTTACAGATTTAGATTTTGAATCTATGCCCCACCCTACATGGGACGTCTCATGGCCAAAATGGCCTGAACATTTAGCAAAACATTTAGGTATGGAACTAGTTTGTTTAGCTAAAGGTGGGCAAGGCAATCAATTTATATACAGCACACTATTAGATGAAATAACTAAAACAAGAAAGGATGAAATAGGTATGGTTATAGCTGCATGGTCTCAATGTCATAGAAAAGATTGGGAAATAGGCCATGTAACTGGTAGTTTAAATAATCCCTACGATAGAAAAGGTAAATTATGGAGATCAAAACTAGTAGATGAAGACGGCGATCTACCAAATTGGGTAACTAAAAGTTTAAGAACATTTTTAAGTTTTCAGATACTTTGTGAAAGATACAACCTACCTTACTATCATTTTCAAATGACATCATTATTTGAGCAATATCTTTATGGACCAATTTATAATTATGAATTAATAGAAGGAAAAAAATACAAAGTAAAAAAAAGCGATGGAGTTTTTGATAAAAAAAAATATATAATAAGAATACTACAAAGGGTAAGTGAATATGGGAAATGGATAAATAAATTCATAGGTTGGCCAGGACTAGAAGACCAATTTGATATGGCTGGATTCAATATGGCCCAACACATATTAGGTAGAGATCAAGAAACTAAAATAGCAAACGGTACTATAATATCTGAACAAGATATTCATCCGAATGCAAAAGGACATAAATTAATTGCTACATTTTTAGCAAATTATATAGAGGAGAAAAAATGAATATTTTTAGAAAATTAAAAAATTTATTCTTTTCAAATGCTTTAGTATTAACAAATGAAGTTAAGAAAATTGATATTAAAGGTTTAGCAAAGAAGTCTAAAATAGAGTTAGAGAAGATAGGTAGAAAAATTGGTATTGAATTAGATAGAAGATTTACCAAAGATAAACTTATCAAGTTAATCAAAAAACAAAATAAAAAATTATAATATTGAGGAATATATAATGTCTATAACTTATGATGATAAAGAAATTGAGTTTTTTAACTTTCCAATAAAGCAAGTCATACTAGCCTTATCAGGCGGAACGGATTCAGCTGCTATTCTTTATTTAATATGTAAAAAATTTCCAGAAATAGAAATTATACCATATAATTGTCAAGATGTTAATAATCCATATGACATACAGGCAGCCGAAAAAATTATAGAAATTGTTAAAGGTAAGTTTCCTAATAATAATATTAGAGATTTGGTAAGAGGAACTTATAATGATGGTGACGATTCACTCTTTCCAGAGGCAATAGAAGCCATTAAAAGAAGGCCAGAATGGTCTACCGAACAAGATAAAGCAGATGGTACAAAGTCTGAACATTTAGCTTTATTAAAAAAATATTGTCCTAGTAGACATACTTTAGAGTATTATATTGAATATTTTAACCGGAAGAATGTATTATTAACACTTACCATTTTAAATAGAGTGACAAAAACTTTATTTTTAAATAAATTAAAAGATGAATTACGTGTCAAATATATTGATGGTCCGTTGGACAACAGGCTCCTGGTGGCTCCTGACTCATACCATGTAAATGGTATGACCAATAATCCACCAATAGAAGTACAAAAAAAATATCCTGTAATGCTTCAATGGGCTGAAACAAGAAGAAACCCTAGTGATAAAATTAGAAACACAAGAGATTATAGGACGTATTATCCTTTTGCTAATGTTGATAAAAAGTTTATAGCAGCTATATTTAAGGATGAAAAATTAATGGAGACTATATTTCCTCTCACAAGATCATGTGTAGGTATAGCAGAATTAACTGATAACTATACGAAAGAATGCCACCAATGTTTTTGGTGTTATGAAAAAAAATGGGCGTTTGATTTAAAATGGTAATAAATATTAATAATGAAGTTTGATCTTACATATGCACAAAAAAACTATTTAGCGGTAGATTTCTTTCTATCAATGTCTTGTAATAAAGACTGCCACTATTGTACAAGTTATACTTTAGAAATGAGAAACTTGACAGTAGATTTAAATTTTTTAAGAAAATGTTTAGAGGCTTTAAAACCTTATAAAACTAGGATATGTTTACTTGGTGGAGAACCAGGTTTAATTAAGAACTTACGTGAAGTTATATCAATGATAAAAGAATATCCTAATTTTATTTGTCAAGTTTTATCTAACTCTTTTATAAGAAAAAGGTATCCTGAAATACTAGAAGATCCAGAAATATTATATGTAGAACACTTAACATTAGATTTTTATCCAGATGAAATAAAAAAATTAGGTAACTATGAATATTTAGAGCCAAATGAAATGAATAACTACAACGTAGTACTTAAAACACCTAATTACTTTAAATATATAGCAAACTATCCAAAATTTAAAAAGAAATTAGCCCATAAAAATACTATGTTCAAAGCATTTAATGGTAGAACACCATCTAAAGGTGACGTAGAAGAAGTACACCAACAGGCGGCTGAAATAGACCGTAAAATGTGTGCCGCTTTTCCAATGGTGCCTGTTATTGATTTTGAGAAAAGACACATAGTACACTGTAGTAAAAAATTTGCAAATAACACCGAATTGTCTAGGTCTTTCCCTATAACAAAAGAAAATATTGATAAGATGATGAATTTTCAATTATTTAAATACGAAAAGTATTGTGTAACATGTAAGGAGTATGTACAACCAAAGGGACACTTCCCTATTGAGAAGTACGCTAATATATTAAATAGATAAGGAGTAAATTATGAATGAAACAGATGATCCAGATTTAAGAGTGCCTAAACCCGCTGTTGACGCACAACTTAATGCTACACTAGACGATATTACAGACCACCAAGAAACTCGTTTAGAGTATATTAATCATATTACAGAGAAACTTAAAACTTGTTATGATCCTGAAATTGATACAGACATTTATACACTTGGACTTATATATGATGTTAAGGTTACCTCTGAAAGATACGTATTTGTATTAATGAGTTTAACGTCTGCTTTTTGTCCAGCAGTAGATGAAATAGTTAATGGAGTTAAAATGGCAGTTGATAGTATTCCAGGACTAAAATGTACTGTTAGAATTACAATGACACCTATGTGGTCTAGAGATATGATTGATCCCGAAATAAGAGAAGTAATGGGACTGTAATAAATAAGTATGAGGAGAACATTATGAAAATTTACGCTGTTGCTATAAACTTACACGACCATAACACCTATGACGGTGTTTATCATAATCAATTAGAAAGACACACAAGATTTAAACATAACTTACCATACAAAGCAGAAGCTTATAATCATCAATCAGATATATTAAATCCTGGTGATTATACTTTAAATGATAAATTTGTAGCAGAGCATGTTAAAAAAGAACCTGATACACTTTTCGCATTTACATATACTTATGGTGGTATAAGAAAAGCAAAAAAAGAATTATGGAATACTATATTTAAAGGTCACGATGAAATTTTAGATTATGAAGTTAAAACATTATGGCAAAGACACTATAAAGATGGCATTTATTATATTGACCATCATCAATCACATGCCGCTTATGCATTTTTAAATTCAGGTTATAAACAAAGTGATATACTTGCAATAGATGGTATTGGCTCAAGATATAGATGTGTATTCTTTGACAGAGACGGCAACGCAACTGATTTATCATCAAAACTTCCTATTGGGTGGTTATGGAATCATATGTCTAACTTGACAGGATTTGGAACATTAGGTGCAAGTAAACTTATGGGTAAAGTTGGTTATGGAAAACATAGTGACTATTACTATAATGTATTATCTCAAATTTTAGAAGGACCTATATTAGAAAGAAAATATCCAGAATGGAAACAAATTAAAATTTCTACACATGGTATAGATGACCTAGCATACACACTACAAGAAATTACAATGGAAAAAATTAAAGAACATATCTATCCATTAAAAACATCCGATAATCTTTGTCTTGCTGGTGGTGTTGCTTACAATGGTTATGTAAATGAAATGTTTACCGAAAAATGGGATAATGTTTTTATTCCACCTGCAATTGGTGATGAAGGCCAAGCTATTGGTACTTATCAACATGCTGAATATACAATAAACAATAGAGTACACAAGTCTAACGTATATGCCGGCAAATCATACGAGTATATAGGCGAAAAAAAATTAACGTCTTATAAAGAAATAGCACAAGAAATCGCCGATGGTAAGATAGTAGGTTGGTTTCAAGGTAAATCAGAAAGTGGTAACAGAGCATTAGGTAATAGAAGTATATTAGCTGATCCTAGAAATCCAGAAATAAAAGATATTATCAATAGTACAATAAAAATGAGAGAAGATTTTAGACCATTCGCTCCAGCAGTTTTAGAAGAACATTATAAAGAATATTTTGAGACAAATAGTCCTAGTCCTTATATGTCAAGAATATGTAAAGTAAAAAAAGATAAAAAATCAGTAGTACCTGGAATTACTCACGTTGATGGTACTGCTAGAATACAGACAGTTAACAAAGAAGATAATAATAAATTTTATGAACTTATACGAGAGTTTGGTGTTATCACTGGTGTTCCTATGTTGCTTAATACAAGTTTCAATTGTCAAGAGCCTATAGTAGAAACACCTCAAAATGCATTAAGAACTTTTAAAAGAACAGGATTAGATATATTAATTATTAATGATTATGTGGTAAGAAAATGATTTATAAAAATAAATTTGGTGAAATTGATATATTAAATTCAAAATATAATTTTAATAATAAAACTATAGCCATATCTATGTCTGGCGGATGTGATAGCACTATGTTATGTTATTTGCTTGCAAAAACTATACAAAAGGAAAAATTAAATATTATTATACAACCATATAATGGTTACGATATTGATATACCACACGATTCTGAAAATGTGCCAAACATTATAAAATATATGCAAAATAAATTTCCAGGTGTAATAAGATGGCCAATAGGGGTGGTTTATAAAACTTTAAGTAATGAAAAAACTGTTCTAGGTACAGGTACAGGAGATAGTATAGTATTTGAAGATGAGATAATTAGACAAGATTTGCCATTTAAAGGAAATAAAATTCTTTTTGAATCAGATAAAGATAAAAATAATTGGATCCGCCCATTAAGAGATTTAATTGAAAAAAAAGTAGTTGATAATATAGTAATTGTAGCACTTTCACAAGGTCCTCCTTTAAAAGTACAACTAGATATGATAAAAAAATACAATATGGTAGGTCCAAAATTAATACAAAGAATAGAAGGATATTTAGATAAAGAAGATTTAAATGAAATCCAACAATTGAAGCAGAGCTCTAATCTTGTAAATAATGCACCATTTAAATTTATTGATAAACGATTTATAATACAATGTTATAAAGATTTTAAAATGATGGATGTTTTAAATGAAATGACCGAATCGTGTACAAAACCTGGTGGAAAATGTGGAACCTGTTGGTGGTGTAGAGAAAGAGAATGGGCAATGGAAGAAGTATGTTAGATTTAAATTTATTAAAAAATATAATGAGTGAGATTAGAGAGAATGATGATCTATTAGATTCGTTAAGTCCTAATCAATTCGCTACTAAACTAAAACTTGTTGAACATGTAGACAAATTAGATTTTTTAAATAAAGATTCAAAAATAGTTATATTTGGTAGTTGGTATGGCAGTATATTAATACCTGCTTTTTATCATAAAGTAAAACAAATAGTATGTGTTGATACAGACGCACAAGTAATTAGTAGATCAAAGTATAGAATATTTCCAGAATGGAATATTGATTGGATAACAGGTGATGTATTTGAAAAGTATAGAGATCAATACGATGGTGTTGATTTGTTTATTAATACATCTTGCGAACATATGAAACCTATGAAAGAATGGGGACCGGCACCAATAATGAAAAATCCTTGGTGGGGTAGAACTTCACCTACACACTTTGCTTTTACATCAAACAACATGTTTGATATTGAAGGCCATATTAATTGTGTAGATACAATAGAAAATTTTAAGAAACAATTGCCTAGTAATGCAACTGTATTATCAGAGGAAAAGGTAACAGATTATAGAGGTACAAGATTTATTATAGTAGGAAAAATGGAAGGAAAACCTGATCCGATTATGTCATGGGAAGAAGCTAAGAAAATAAAATAATGAAATTATTTGATAATGAAACTAAAAAAAGAGTTATATTCTCCTTGTATATTAATATACCTAAAGAGGAGTTAGACTTATTTGATAAACATATAAAGAAACCAGAAACAGAGTTTACAAATATTAATACTAAAAATGAATTTGAAACTCATTACCAAAGACTAATAGATTGTAAAAAAGAATATGCTGATAAAATAGGCGTAGACTTTTTTATGCATGAAGAATATAAAGAATATTACGATCACTTTCAAAAAAACTATCCAGAAATTACAAGTTATAATATAGTTAACTTTTTTAAAATACATTTACTATATGAGTATAGTAAAAAATATGATGAAGTATTATACCTAGACTTTGATGTTGTTCCTAATACAGACGAAAACTTTTTTGACCATTGGGATTTATCAAAAGGTGTTTGTGTTTTAAATAATAATGAAAGAGTATCTCCTATTCAAAAGATTACAGAAAGAACACAAACAATAAGAAGTCCAAACGCAAAATTTTATAATGCTCAAGCTATGTTAATAGAAAAAGGTTTAAGTCCTGAAAATGATGTTATTAATACAGGTATAATAGGTATTGATAAAGAACATTTAGATCAATTAGAATATTTTACAAATTTTAAAGAAACTCTTAATGAAATGACAAGTCTTATAGGTGTATATGATATATTTCCTAAAAAGATTGCTGATTTCTTTGGTTATGATAATGAAACAATATTTGCTGTGAAACTAAAAGAAAAGAAAGTACCAGTACAATGGTTAGATAAAGATTGGCACTATTTCTTTGATACAAATCTTTTTATTCCTAAAACTGCCAAACTTATACATGCTATTAATAAAAGGTTTGATATAATTTGGAGAAACATTGATGATTAAAATATGTACTGTATACTTCAAAGGCATGTATACACCAGATTATGTTGCTAACTTATATGATGGACTGAAAAGAAACAGTACAATACCTTTTCAATTTATTTGTTTAAGTGATGACCCTAACGTAAAGGCCGATGTAGTATTACCATATAATCATCATAGTACTATTGTAAAGCACTGGCACAAATTAAAATTTTTTAGTCCTTTATTTGGTGGTCAACAACCAGGCGATGAGATTGTTATAATGGATATAGATCAAGTTATTGTAGGTAATGTAGATGATCTTATAGGACATCCAGTTGGCGATGATGAGTTAGTATCATATGGTGTATTTTGGAATGAAAGATTACATACTAACAGATTAAAAGATAATAACATATTACCTTTGAATGGTGGTTTTTATAAATTTAAATCTGGCCAATTCAAGCATATATGGGATGATTTCGCACTTAATCCTGAATATTGGCAATTGCATTATTACAATGTAGGTAAAGTACACTTTAAATATTATGGCGAACAAAACTATGTTGATTGGAAAATATTTGAAAAGAAAAGTAAACTTACTAATACACCACAAGAATGGTTAGGTAAGTATACAGAAAACGGAAAAGATATGATAAATCTGAACAAGATGTATGCAAAAAAATTTGATACAGATTATATGTTGTTAGATGAACCAAATGAAAAATTAAAGATTGTACACTATACAGGTCCGAATCGTGTTATTCACGAACTAAAAGACAGCCCTTTGTATAGTAAGTGGATAAATAGGTAAATGGACGAGAAACAAAAAAAAGAATTTGAACAAAAGTTAAAGGATAAGAAACTATGGTTTTGTCCTTTACCTTTCACACATGTATTCTCTAGTTTAAGTGGTAGATTTGCACCTTGCTATGACGCACTAGCAAGAACTGGCCATAATATGGAAGATACTACAATAAGAGAATGGTATACTTCTGACTATCAAAACACTTTAAGAAAAGAAATGTTAAAAGAGGATTATAATGGTAAATTCTTTAAACATCATTGTACAGGTTGTTGGAAACAAGAATCAAAATATGGTCGTTCAGATAGACAAAAATATGTTGAACAAATATTAGCAGGTACATTTGATAGTAAAGTACCAGAGTTATTAAGAGCTGTTCAAAAATTTCAAGATGACGGTAAGTTAGATTTAGATGAAAGAATATTAGACATTAAAATGAAGATGTTTGGTAATGCTTGTAATCTAGATTGTTATATGTGTACACCAAGAAGTGCTAACACTAGAACTATATCTTTAAAAAAATTAAAGAAAGTATATGATCCTGATTTAGACCCTAAAGACGGTGATAGAATGAATACTTTAAAACATGATGATATAGAATATCTAGATGATATTGCCTCTGTAGCAAAATATACTAGATCAATCAAACTAATTGGTGGCGAACCTTTAGTTATGGTAAATCATTATAAACTATTAGACAAATTAGTAAAAACAGGTTACTCAAAAGGTATAGACTTAATCTATAAAACAAACTTATCAGTATTTGATATGGACGGTTACAACTTTAGAGATTACTTTGACCACTTCAAAGAATTTGTAATGAAAATATCTATAGATAGTTATGGTAAATATAATGACTATATAAGAAAGAAATCAGATTGGCCTTCACTTTTAGATAATATGAAAACAATGAGAGCAAGAAGAAATGCAAGAGTTAATGTTCACTCTGTAATATCTTTTTTAAGTGTATTAGAAAATTATAAACTAATTGCATTATTAAAAGATATGGGTATAGCACATACGTTCTATATTATAGAATATCCAAAAATCTTACAAGTTAAAAATTTACCATATGATATAAAACAAAAATTAATACCTTTTTATAAAGACTATCCTAACATTATAAGATCATTAGAAAAGGAACAAGATGAAGCAGAATTTATTAAGACTATTGAGTATTGTCAAGATTTAGATGAAAATGGCTTCAGTAAGGAAAAAGGACATGATTTATTTGCACTACATCCAGAACTAGAAGAACATTATATAAAGGCGAAACAACGTGAGACAAGACATTAAATAATAATTGAAGGAGATATTATGAAGCTAACATACGGCGAACAGACAATAGACTTATTTGGAGAAGACATTTTTCCAGATGGACCCCCAGAAAAGGTTGTAATCTCATTATCAGGAGGTTGTGACTCATCATCACTTACATATTTAATTGGAACTAATTTTCCAAATATTCAAATGTATCCTTTTCATTCAAAAGATGAAGACTGCACTATAGATACTGAACGTGCTATAGAAGTACATAAATTTTTACAAGACAAATTTCCTACAGTTAATGATTTAGAAGTCTTTAATGTAAGAACAAGTGATCCTAGTTGGCAAAAAAAGGCCAAAGAAGCAATGGCTAATCCAAAAAATAGTCCTACAGTAAATGGTAAAAAAGTTTCTATGTGGGGATCATTAAACGGTTGTTCAAAAGCTCTACAAAACAGAAACGTAAGATCAATTATGTCAACAAGATATTCAGCACCTGTTGTTATGGCCATGACTTCTAATCCTCCAGTAGATGTACAAAAAGAAAGAGGATTTTATGATGTAGCAGAAAGAAAAAGGGATCCAGGCGACAGTAATTTAAAAATGATGGATATAATGCCAGCTGGTGGTAAAACATATCAACCATATCTAAAAGTTAATAAAAAGTTTGTAGCAGGTATCTTTAAAGAAAATAATTTAATGGAAACTTTATTTCCAAAAACTAAATCATGTGCTTGGTCAAAAACACTTGAAATATGTGGTAAATGTTTTTGGTGTAATGAAAAAGCTTGGGCATTTGAGGATTAGACGTACATTATGGTTGCTACAATACGATACATAAATGTCAATCCTGATGGTGGCGTACCAAAGCGTCATGTCACTACAGCTAATATAGAAAAATTAGGTCTTAAAGAAGATAAACAAAATTCTCATGGAGGACTTAATCGTGCTGTTTTATTATATGATAATCAAAAAATTATCAAATTACAGGCAGACGGACACCCTATTGCTCCTGGAACAGCCGGAGAAAATATAACTATAGATTTTTGGAGAGAAGGATTATCATATGATAATTTTAAAAAAGGAGATATAGTTAAAGTAGGAAAAACAATACTTGAATTAACTTTTACAGCACCACCATGTAAAGGAATTGGTAAGTCATTTTTAAATGGCAACTGCAAATTAGTAGATGAAAAAGTTAATCCAACATATGGCAGATGGTGTGCCAAAGTTTTAAAAGAAGGCCAAATAAGTATAGGAGATGTAATAGAGATTGATACATAATGTACACTATAAAAAAACTTAAAACCTGTACGCTATTGAATTTAATTGATTTTGAAAGCCATAATCTATTATCAGGTGATAGGGCTTTAAATGATTTGCGTTTTAGTAAATTAAAACAATTGTTGTTTGAAACTCCGAAATTTGATGACTTATGTATAGTAACTGAAAATTTAGATGAGTATGGTTATAATACTAGAATGAATGAACTATTTACTGAAGTTAATAACAGATATTATTGGCTAGAGTTACCAAACTTCAACGAGGGATATGATAGATTTAACAAAGAAAATCCATTTAACTCCATTAAATTTATTAAAAAAGAATTTAAAATTTTAGGAGCTGAAATTAAAAATGTAATTGTGGCAGGTCAAAACTTACCAGGTTGTGTTTTTAAATCATTAGATCACTCTGCTTTACGTTGGGCTGAACAAGGACATCATGTACAGATAGTATTATCTATGTGTGGCGATTATGAAGTGTCTGGTGTTGGACCAGAAAAATATATGAACTCATTTGCTAATTTATATAAACAAATTAAAAAATCTGGACAATGGGCTAATATTGATTTAGTATCTGAAATTAAAGATATAAAATTTTTTAAAAATGGTGAAGTAATATGAGAAGAATAATTTATGATTAGAGATAGTAATAATGCAGCTAATGATGAGTTTGGTATAAGTGAAGAAGAATTTAACAAGCGTCATAAGAAAGCACTCAAAGACGCAGAACCAACAGGCATTAAGCGAAGAAAAAAGAAAAGAATACCTAAAGAAAAACCTAATCCTTTTAGAGGGCTAGGTAGCGGTGGCAGTAGCAGAGGACCTTGGCCTAAATGATTTAATATGAGAAGAATAATAGCTTGTAGATTCGGTAATAAGTTTACACAATGGCATGTTGATAATTTAAAATATATGATAGATTTCCATTCTGGAATATCATATGATTCTTTTGAAGTTATTGAAAATGATATTTACGGTAATTGGTATAATAAATTCCAAATGTACGATAAGTTCCGGGATGGGGAGAACTTATACTTTGATTTAGACGTTATTATATGGAAAAAGTTACCAGATTTATTCAGAAAAGACTTTACTTTATTAAATGATTTATGGTGGAGAGAAGAAGCTCATACTCCATTAAACTCAACTATTGTCTCTTGGACAGGAGATGTTTCTCACATATGGAAAAAATTTAAAGAAGCTGACACGTGTTACCTGGAGATGTATAATAAAGGTAGTGATGAGTTTTATTATAAAGAAATAGAATACAAAAACTATGATAAAGTTTGTCCTTCTATTAAAAACTATATGTATGAAATTCCACCAAAAGAATTTAGTATCTGTACTCTAGGTCAAATGAACCACCTTTTAGAACCTGGTTGGAAAGGTTGGTGGTCAGATTTTATTCTACCTCACTATAAAGATTAAGAGCACTCTTTAATAATTCAATTCTAGTTTTACATTTTCTTAATGCTTTTTTACCTTCAAGATTTTTAGAATCTTTTATCTTATCTATTTCAAACAATCCAATCTTTAAAGCAAACATTTCATCTTCGGTTGCTTCTTCAGGATTAAAAATAAAATCAAGAACTCTATTAGGAGAAGTATCATCTGTTTGTACAAGACCCTCTCTTTTAGCAATAGCTAAAGCTACCTGTTCAAATTCTTTTTTTTGTTCTTCATTGTGACGATATGTACTCTCATGTATTTTTTCTATATTGGTAACTTTCATTAATGATATAAAGTATGGATGTTTTTCATCAAACTCAACGTGAGTAGATGTAAGACTTTCTTTATTTTCATTAGTTAATACTTCAATCCAATCTCTTTTACTACTAGTAAATCTAGCGTCAACGAAATATTTTAACATTTCATCACCAAATCCTACTTCTTTATGTTCTCTTTTCATTATTTCAATTGACATTTTTATTTTCCTTTATATAATTGTATAGGTCAGTTTTAACCGACCAGTTTAGTTTATTCAAAATTTTAGTATCTGCTGTATTATCTTCTCTTTCAAATTCATTACCTACCCTTTTTTCTTTGAAATCAATTCCAAAATACGTTATCATCTCCAGCAAATTATAAGATTTTCCTATACCTATATCTGTTACACCTGTAAATTCACTTTTCATTAAAGTGTCAATAGCAGATATTATATCATCTACATGTATAAAATCTCTTGTATGATTAGTATGTACAAATGGTACATCGTTTCTTAATATTCTTGGTATCAACATATGCTCTCTAGCGCCTGGTCCGTATACAGTTGTAAATCTCATACCGATACTGTTTTCTGGTGCCATTTGTTCCAAAGAATATTTACTCATAGCATAAGGGTTACGCCAAGGCTCTATGGCCGTTGAAGAACTTGCATATAATATTTTTGTATTTGGAAAATAATCAAATAGTCTTTGACCTGCAATTACATTTTCTTTCCAGTATTCTGTAGGTCTATCTAAACTATCTCTAACTCCTGAAAGGCCAGCCAAGTGTATGACTAAACCTACATCGTATTTAAGGTCACAATTTAATAAATCGTTACCTGATAATTTGTCTATTGGGATTACTTTGTGATCGTTGTTTTTTAAATGCTTATGAAGGTGTTTTCCTATAAATCCTTCACTGCCTGTTAATAATATATTCATAATAAATTCTCATTGTTTAAACGCCAGCGGCGTGTAGTGTTTTCAATAAACCACCAGCACTATTCTTAATTAATAAAGTTGATAGCGATTTCATTTGTGTTGAACCGACAGAGTCATCAGCCATCATACTCTCTGCAACAAGGTCAATTGATCCTGTTGATATTAATTCTCCAGCTGCACTTGGAAAAGTAATTGCTTGTCCATTTAAAGTACCACTAACTGTTAAATTAGTCATTGTTACGTTTGTTGGAAACGCAAGTGTGACTGTATCTGGACTTGAAACTGTAGCAGTAATCTGATTACTTGTACCTAGAAAAGATACAGTATTACCTGGAGCAATTAACTGAATAGTTGAGCTTGCGTCTCTAATATAGTGACCTTGTCCAGTACCTATTTGAGAAGATAACTCTACTACAGCACCAACAACAGACGTTGCTGATATTCCTGCTCCTGGTAATAGAGCTGCGTCACCAAAATCATTAGCCGCTAAATCGTTAAATTGCGTTCTAAATGTTTCTAGTGTATCCGTTCCTAGTATATTTTTTACTGCCATTGTTCTACTTTATCTTTAATCTTTTTTCTTTTTAAATAAGCCCATAACTTTAGAAGGTGCTTTTTTAACAACTTCTGGTACCTTTAGTTTAGGTAACGTAATTTTAGGCATTTTCATTTTCGCTTTTAATTTCTCTAGCATATTATCCTTTTCTATTATTTTCTAACTCTTTCTTAATCTCAAATAATTCTTTCTTTAATATATTTATCTCTTTACAAAGGCTTCTTATTGTATCACTATTAGTTTCTCTTGATTTTACTCTAACCATATATGAGTTGTATTCTGATCTATTAGTGTTAATAATAGCTTTAGTGTCTACATCTTTAATTAGACTTTCAAATCCTTCAACTCTTAATGTATTATAATTTGCCATATTTTTATACTGCCAATGCAATACCTCTTAAATCTTTCATTACAGGTGGGTATGATGAGTTAGTACCTTTCATAACAACTTTTAATTGGAATGTAGTGAACTCATTTAAACCATCTGCACTATATTTGTATTCTCTAAACGTATCATCATCTTCAGCAGGTGTAACAGTTGTATCTTCTAAACCTGTATCATTAAATGCTGTCCAACTTATATCGTCAATATTTCTTGCTTCTTCCGAAGAAGATAATCTATAATAAACGAGGACACTAGAAGTTGCTCTAACGTTTGAAGTCATTCTAACATCTAAAGCAGTTGATAAGTTTTCTAAAACAATTGGTTTAGTAACATAAACTCCTGCTGTTGATGTACCACTAGCTTCCGTATCTGCTACATAATTTGGTGTGTTAAAGCTAGTTGCTGAATTTAATCTATTCTGAATTGTATATGCACTTACTCTTGCCATATCTAATACTGGAGATAGTTTAGTATTTGTTGTTGTAAACGTTAAGTTAACGAATAAAGATTTATTACCTGACATTTCATTAGTTTCGTTTACAGAACTTGCAACCATATTAGGTGCATTAAAGTAAATGTTATCACCAGCAATAGTTGGTATTGCTTCAGTTGATGTTGTTAAACTAAACTCTGACTCATTACCATGAATTGATCTTCCAGTTGTAGGTCTAATTGAATATGTTATATTTGTTCCTGGAACTGTTGCTGTAGCTAAATTTAAATTTAGTATATCATATGATCTATTTTGTGTAGCAGTGATAGTAGATCCCCCTATATCTCCTGTCGCTGTTGCTGTTCCTGAAGTAGTAACATCGTAACTATCTAAAGTTACATTAGAAATACTTGTATATGTTCCATTAATATCTGAATGGACAATACCATTGTAAGTTGCTGATGGAACACCTGCAATTGTAACGTTGTTTGCTGTACCATGCATACCGTGACTAGGATGTGAAATTCTAATTACACTAGACGTATCAGTTGTTCTAATTGCATTTGTTGTTAATGTTCTTGTAGGTAAAACGTCATTACATAGAGTAACCGTACCTGTTACGTTTTCAAATTCCGCTCTCTTTATTTTAAACTTAATGTCCTCGTTTTGTTCAGCCGTCCAAGTTGAACCATTTTGTGATTTGAATAGAACACCAGCATAAGGCTGTTGAGAAATTGTTCTATCTGAATTTATTACTTTTTCACCTAATCTACCAACATAACAATTGTAATTGTTGGTCATTGCCATAACAACAAAACAGTATTCTGTATTTTCTTGTAAGTAAACTGGTGAGTCAAAAGTAAATGTTGTAGCCGTTGTTGCGTCTGTACTT